CTTCTTACAAAATGGATACATATTACTATCCCCATTAGATTATACTAATTTAATGATGAATTCTAAAGTAATTAATAATCCTAGTTTTAAGACAGCAGACGTTGTAACAAACGGAGTTGTAGGACAGATTGCAGGCGGAAAGATTATTGTTTCCAACGGAGTAACAGCAGACGAAGCATTAATGGTTATCGGAAATAAGGCAGCAACTTATAAATCCGCAGTAGCTATGTCAAGTGCAGTAATTTACGACGAGGGAATTAAATATACTATTCGTTCATGGATGATAGGTCATATAGAGATTACAGACCCCGAAGCAATCCATAAAATTACGAACACCCAGGCATAATGAGTAAGAACGGAGCTATTGCACGGGGAAAGATTTTTTATTCTTTTAGAAATGTAGACGGAAAGTATCCAGATGTTATTTCTAAAGACTCTCACAAAATGGAAGAACTTAATTTATTTCTAAAGACATTAACAAAGGCTAAAAGTCCAGAGGTTAAAAATGGTTGAAGTAGTAGGCGAAGTAGTAATACCTAGTGAACTGCACGTAGGAGCTCTCCCAACAAGCGACCCAGGCGTACCAGGTATGGTATGGCTTAATAATCATGTATTAACTGTTAGTGCATAAGTTTAAATATTTTATAATTCTATAATTTCTATGGCACGTAAGAAAAAAGTAACATTTACACGTCCCGAGGGAGCAGGTAATTATGATAACATGGACGATTATAATATTTCTAAATCTGTTAATGTGATGCAGGGAACAATCCAACACATACCAACAGAAGACAAAGATATTGCTAATAAAAAATATGTAGATGATAATTCCGGGGGAGTTTCAGACCACGATGATTTAACAAACGTTACAACTTCGCAACATCATGTAAGGTATACAGATGCAGAAGCTAGAGCAGCAATAGGAAATACTGGAGTAATGAGTACACAAGCGATAGGAGATATTGCAGGAGTTAGTTTCGATGATACAGAAAATGAAATAGACTGGACAACTACAACTATATCGGGTGCACCAGTAACTATATCGGGTTCAGATATAACAATAGATAGCGACGGAACATATTTATTTACAGTAACCTTAAGAGTAGACAATGGGAATAGAACAGAATTATTTATTAGAACTTATATTGATACAGGGAGCGGGTATGTTCAAGACACAGCTGCAATAGTTTCTGATTATATTTCAAGAGATGCAGACCAAGATACAGGTTCAGTAACTCTATCTTATGCTTTTGAATTAGAAGACGGGGATAAAATACAATTTAGAGGATTTGGAGACACAGACGGAACGTGTATAGGATTAAATGCAGGAACTGTATTAATTGTTACTGATCTAAAAGGAGTCCAAGGAGAGAAAGGAGATACTGGAACAACTGGAGATACTGGGAATACTGGTTTAACTGGAGACCAGGGTATACAGGGAATACAGGGGATTAAAGGAGATATAGGAACAACTGGAGACCAGGGTATACAGGGAATACAGGGAGACACAGGAGAAAAGGGAGACACAGGAGCAAAGGGAGATACAGGAGATACTGGGGCAACAGGAACAGACGGCGAGGGAGTACCAACTGGGGGAACAGCAGACCAAGTATTAACAAAAATAGACGGAACAAATTATAATACAGAATGGCAAGATGCAGGGGGCGGGGGAACCCCAGGGGGAAATGATACAGAAATACAATTTAATGATAGTGGAAGTTTTGCAGGAGATAGTAAACTTGTTTGGGACAATACAAATGATATATTAAAAGTAGGCGGAGCGTGTTCTATAAAATTATCAGAACCATACGGAGCAAGTTACCCGGCGGCAACCTATGGAGCAGGAACAGACCCTTATGCAGACGGATATAATATATTAAAAGTAGGAGGCTCCTATTATCATTGGTTTCAATGTTCAACAGGGGGAGAATATAATTTTTATATTAATGGAGTAGAAAAATTCGGAATAGGAACTAATGTAGGAATGAATGCTATGTTAGATATGTCATATCATGATATAAATGCAGTTAATGAAATCACAATGAGCCATGTACCCTCTGGCCAATTAAAAATAAAACATGACGGAACAGATGCAATAATAGAAAACACGGAGGGAGATACAACATTTAAATTTCCAGTGAATAAAACAATAAAATTAGAGGAAGTAGTATATGACGACCAACAAGTAAATCTAGGAACAGTAAGGCAGGGTTCAAGTGCCCCTACATGGACAGCTTTTAAGGGGAGTGAAGTATTAGCTTTTAGTAAATCACAAGATAATAAAATATATTTTTCAATTCAATTATCACATAGATATAAAATAGGAACAGACATTGAGTTTCATATACATGATGTTGCAGCAGATGATACTGGGGGAAATGTAAAATGGAATTTAACAGTTTCGAGAGCAGATATAGACGGATATTCTATGTTAATTGACTCGTTATTTGATACAGCAGATAATTATACAGCAACTCAAGCAATATCTACATCATTAAAAGACCACCATTTAATGAAAACAATAAGTTCAAATATAGGTTCAAGTAACGGAATAAGTATGATATTATTATGCTCATTAGAAAGAGAGGGAACAAGTGCAACAGATACTTATGATAATGATGTTTATTTAATTGGGTTAGACTCACATATACAAATTGATACAATAGGAAGTAGAAAAATTGGAGAAAAATAAGGGGGTTAAATGGAAACAACAATAGAAAAAATAAATAATAAATTTTATAAAATAGAAAGAAAAGAAATTAATATAGAATTTCAAAAAATACAAATTGAGAATGAAATTAAAAATATTAAATTAAGATTATCTATACTAGAAAAGCAAAAAACTGATTTATCGACGATAAAAGAAGCAATAGTTCTTGAACCGAAAAGTATATAAAGGCGTATATATATATATATATATGAATATACAAGTATTTACAGATGAAACTTATAGAGAGAATTTATTGAAAGGGGGAGATTTTAAATGGAAAAAGTAGTTATAATAGAATGTAATCCAATCATGGACGGTAAAGCTCATGGAGTAACTTTATCTGACGGACGTAAATGCACAGCATGGAATGATAAGATTAATGCAGGAGTATTGATGCAGATGTATGCAGCACATAAACCAGTATTAATGGAGATTGTACCTTATACCTCAAGAGTGGGGAAACAGGGTTTTAACATTAAAGCTATTGGTAATGATACAGAGGTAATAGTTGCAGGAGAACCTATCCCAACAATGACAGATGCTGCAAGTTTAAGTCCAAAGGGACAAACTAATGTGCCTATATTTAGTAGGGATAAATCTATTGTTGCTCAAGTATGTCTTAAGGAAGCATGTGAATTTGCTCGTAATGAAAAAGGAGACATTGAAGACTTTAATAAATATCTATGTGATAAGGTAAGAGATATTGCAGGAGTTTATAAAGTTGCATTACAAGAATTAGAATAATTAACAATTTTTGTATTTAAATTATAAATTCCGTTAATTTTAAGGAATTTTTATATTAAGTGTCCACTTAGGGCACATCATAGTCATTAGTTAAATACTAATGCCCTATTTGTCCAGGGGTTGAGTTGGACATCATACTCATGGGATACCAATAAAAGCATGAGAATAGATAGTGGATGACACCACGTTAAAAGACACTTAATGGAGTAATCGCATTAAGACTGACGCAGGGAAAGACCTGAATAGTTAGGATAGAAATATCCTAACTTTTATAATCAAAATGGGAAATAAACATTTACCAACGAAAGAAGAAATGAAAAAGTATTGTGCTACTATGAATTGTCGTGATTGTCCTATTAATACATGTAAATGGGGTAAAGAGTCTGTTTTTATGTCAGAGGACGATTAACTATGAGAGATGATTTAGATAAACCAATAAAATATTACACCCGTGTTTGTAAACGATGCGGGAATGTTCATAGGACTACTTCTAAGACCAGTGGAGCAATATGTGAGAACTGCAAGATATTTAATAAGCGTAATAGCTTGGCTCGTAAACCTGGCTGTCAGCTACACATTTAAGTTTTGACTTACAGATCAAAACATAAAAGCTTAAGCTTCCAAGTTCGCCAGTTTTACTAAGTACATCGCCCTCACTGAAACAGTGAGCGAGGGCTCATAATTAAATTATAGGAGAAAAAAACAATATGAAAACAAGTATAAATGAGTATGAATTTGTAGAAATCATGGCTAGACCAGAGAATGGTTTAAGTCGTAATGGAGCAAGAGCTTTATTTGAGTACTTCATGGAGTATGAAGAAGATACTGGAGAAGAAATAGAGTTCAACCCAATAGCTTTTAGATGTGAATATGCAGAGTATAGAGACATTGATGAATTCAATAATGAATACTTTGGACCTGGAAGTGATGAAAGTAAAGACTTTACATTGGAGTCATTAAGAGATGAAACAATAGTAATTGAATTTGAGAATGGTTTTATTGTACAAGAATTTTAATATGGATAGAGAAGAATTAGCACGTAGAATAGAGTTCTTAATGGGTGATACAAAGATTAATGATGAAGTCGCAATGGCTGAATTGGTTAAAGTATTACAGTAAGTGCAAGGATTAGCCCACCTAAAGGGCTTTTTTTTATGCTATTGGGAGTTTATTAGAGCACTCTAGTAAACGATAGGCTTAATAAGTACATCACACTAGCTTTGCTGAAGCAAAGCTCTTACAGAGGCTCTCACCTAGTTCTATGTTTACTATACGTTTAGGCTTAGCTCTCGCTAAGCATATATTGTAGCCTCTTAGGCACTCGATTACATCTCGAGTGGGCTACCTAGCACAGCTAGCTAAGACAAAAGCATAAGAAAGCTAGCTCTCGACTAGCTATCTTAAGCTTTTGCTATTGCATAGGGCGTACATTAGGTTGTTACCACCCCCCAGCCCCCCTCAAGGGGGGGGACTACGTCCTCGCCTGGCTCGGACTAACTGGGCATCGCCTATGGGCTCGCCCTACTGTCGCCTCGCGTGGCTCGCTCCTCGCCCCTCGGGCCCTCGGGCCCTCGGGGCCCTATAATGATATGATGATTAAGATGTATTGCGGTTGTTGGGATTGTTTGTGTTTTTTTGTATCTAGGACTCGGGAAAAAATATTATATATTTTGTGAACTAAGGTAACCTAAGTTTCAAGTATATTTAAATAGTATTTACAATTAATTAATCCATGATAAATAAATGTATTTCTATCAATGACGAGATTGTATTAGGGAAGACTTCAAGAATTTTTTTAGTTAAGGGCTTGATTATATCCAACGTACCAAATATATTAATACATTATTAGGATTGGGTAAAATATACCCTTAAAAAAACGATTAAAAATATACACGCATTCAAACCAGATGAACGGAGTGAATTATATTACTAAAGAGCTAATTTGCCTTTAGAACTAATCAAAGGCTGCTTCGCAGAGTCTGGACTGTATTAGTAAAGGTAGCTAAACTAGCTAGCTAGCTAGCTGCAAAGAAAACATCATATGTATATAATAGGAAAGTTTATAAAGAACAATATATATATATATACATGGAAACAGACGGACGAACAAGATACAATAAGATTTGTAAATTGCTTAAACCTATTGTTGGAACTAAAATACCTCTACAATATTTACAAAGACGTGTAATGATTGATATAGGCAGCTCCTCAAACGTTATTAGAGAAACCATAAACCTGATGCTAGAATTAGGATTAATAAAAGAAATTTCTGATAGAGTTTACAAAGTTTTGCGTAGTGAAGCAATATTATAAAATGGCAATGACTAAAGAAGAATACCGAATACAGGGTAAAAAGAATAGAGCCGCTGGTGCAGCTTTTGAAAGGAAAGTACGTAAAGATATGATAATTAAAGGTTGGATTGTTGATAAATTTACAGATAATATTGATTTAGATATGAATAAAATCGTACAAGCCAAGAGTAACCAATGGGGCTCACGAAGTACAGGTTTTCCAGACTTTGTAATGTTTAGAAGAAAATTGAATATACCAAAATTCAATGATTATGAATTAATATTTGTAGAATGTAAAGTTAATGGAAAATTATCCAAACAAGAAAAGTTAAAGATGAATTGGTTACTAAAAGACGGACATAAATGTCTAGTTGCTTCTAAAAATGGAAAAGAAATCGAGTACAGAGCATTTGTGGAATACAAAGAACGTACTTAAATATGTAGAGAAAACCCTGGAGATTAAATTAGATGATTGGCAAAAAGAATATATTATGCACAAAGGAAATACGGTTGTCCGTGCAGGTAGACAAAGTGGAAAATCATATGCAGAGAGTCTACGAGTCGCTTTGTTTGCATTACTCAATCCTAAAACATCTACACTTATTATTGCTAGTGTTGACCGTCAATCTGTTGAACTTCTTGAAAAGGTTAAATCACATATATTGCTACTCGCAAAATCACAAATTAAAGGAAACCCGACGTTTCATAAATACAATTAAAAAATGGAAACAAAATCATGACAGAACCCGCAGGACAAACTGGTTATGGTCTTCGTGGGTTTACTGTTGATAAGCTCGTTGCTGATGAAGCACATTATATCCCAGATGCAGTATTTGTGGCTATACGACCTATGTTAGCAACAACAGGCGGAACCCTGGACTTATTATCCACTCCAAGAGGAAACGAGGGGTTTTTTTATGACTGTTTCCAATCTGACGACTTCTACAAAATCCATATAATGTCTAAGGACTGCCCAAGAATAAGTGATGAATTTCTAACTCAAGAGAGCAAACGTATGACTAAACTTGAATTTTGCCAGGAATACGAAGCAGAGTTCCTGGACTCATTACAACAATTCTTCTCAAAGGAATTAATAGATAGTTGTATTGGTTTCCCATTAACCAACGCTATGAATTATTTAGGAGTAGACTTTGCAGGATATGGGGGAGACCAAAACGCTTTCGTAACTGTGGAGAACGTAGATAAAAAATTATATGTTAAAAATTTCCGAACTACTGAAAAGGTAAAGGCCTGGGAAACTGTAAATACTATATTACGATTAAATGAACAATATCATTATAGACAAATAGGAGTAGACGACGGGGGTCTAGGAACTCCGATCCTAGACTACATGCTCACACATAACGCACTAAAAAGAAAAACAATAGGACTAAATAACGCTTCGAGATTAATTTCCCGAGACGGACGAGAAAAGAAATTACTAAAAGAAGATATGTACGGAAACCTTAAGATACTCATGGAACAGGGATTACTAAAGATGCCTGATGATGAGGAGCTCCGTAGAAGTCTTGTAAGTATACAATTTGAGATAGACCCAGTAACTAAAAAACTAAAAATCTTTGGAAAATACTCCCATATTACAGAGGGATTGATACGTGCAGCCTGGTGCATAAAAGCGAAAGGTTTAAATCTTTGGGTTTATTAAGGTTTGCATGGCAGATGAGGGAACGTATACAAAAAATGCAGATATACAAGCATTAGCAGGAGTAAATGCAAACACAACATCAAAGGCAGTAGCAGCAACTGATATATATGTATTAACAGTTGAGGCAGGAATTAACGCAGCAACACGATATAATTGGAGTGATAAATTCGCATCATTAGATGCTGATGTTAAAGGAATACTTACAGAAGCAGGAGCAGTAGCGTGTGCAATCAAAGTAATTACATCAGACATGGACGCAATAGGAAGAAGTACAGCAGAGAGTATGATAAATGTTTTAAGAGATACTTACTTAAGGAATATACAATGGTTAAGGGATATTAAGACCCAAACATTTATGGAAAAGGAGTCGGAATAATGGCACATAATTTTAAGACACAACCAGAATTAACTAATAATCAAATGCAATTCTATTACTGGGACTCTCCACATAAACAAATTGTTGAGGGATTTATGGCTAGAGTTGTGAAAGTTACTGACGGGGACACAGTAAGAGTATTTTCTGATTTAAGAAGTTTTGATTTTCCTATACGTATGTCTAGGATACAAGCAAAAGAAATGGGAGAGGGCGGAGAACAAAGTAAAAACTGGCTAGAGAAACAAATCTTAGGAAATGAAGTATATATTCAAATTAACCCAAATAATAGAGTAGGAAAATTTGGAAGACTAATTGGAGATGTAATACAAGGGGGACAGAGTATGAGTGATTTAAGTTTAATGATGGGACAATCAATCATATTTGGGAGTGATTAATGGTAGGATTAAATTTTGGAAATTTATTTCCTTCAAAAAAAGAAACAAATACACTATTTAGTTTCCAAGATATTGAAACTGGAACAGGAGTAGTTGAATTTTATGCAATTAGAGAAATGAAAGATAGCGGTTATCATTGGATAGAAAACAAAATTAATATAACAACTGAATTTGATAATGTAAATTACTCTGGACTTACAGAAGCAAATTCTGGAGCAACAAAACAAATATTAATTAATACAGAAGATTTTAAATTTCCAAGAACTATAAGCGGAATACCAACGATAAAATTAGCACTTTGGAAAAACGCAACTGGGGGAGTAACTTTTAGTAATATAGTATTACAAAGAGTAACTGATGCAGGAGTTGAAAATTTAACAACACCTTTTAATTATGCAATATCATCTGGAGATGAGTTTACAGGTTCAGTATTTTTAAAATTAGATGAAGTAACAAATCAAAGAATATTAAAAGGACAGAAGATTAGATTATCCATGACACTAACAGGCGGAAACCTAACAAAATTTTTTCACAATCCAGGGGGAGATAGTGAAACAAGGGTAACATTAATAAACATACCATTCAAAATAGATATATAAAATGCCAGAAACAAGAATAAACTCCGCAGAGGCAAGCAATCTTTCAAATGCAATTCCAGAAGTTACAGTAGATACAGCACAGACTAATGGAGCAAATGGAGATAGTGAAACTAGATACCAAATACAAAACTTTGCACAAAACTTAGGTTATTATAAACAGATACCAGAACTTAGAGCAGTTATAGATGCTAAGAGTACATGGACAATAGGTAAAGGTTTTAAATCAGACCCCGAAACGACATTCATTTTAGACTCTATTAAAGGATTTGGTAAAGACTCTTTTAATACAATTTTGGAAAATCTATTAAGAACAATGCATATTGCGGGAGATGCATTTGCAGAAATTATAAGAGATGAAGAAAACAATTTAATAAATGTAAAAACATTAGACCCAGGAACAATGGTAATAGTAGTTAATAAACAAGGATTGATTAAAGGTTACGAACAAGTATCTAAAAATTCTTCGGAAAAAGGAACAACTAAGAAATTCAAACCAGAAGAAATATTCCATTTAACACGAAACAGGGTCGCAGATGAGATACACGGCACGAGTATGATTGACACTTTAGAATGGATAATTTTAGCAAAGAAAGAAGTTCAAGAAATATTTAAAACAGTAATGCAACGACACATTAAACCAGTAATGATATTTCATTTGGATACTGATGATACAACAGAAATAGCAGCATTTAAAATAAAAATGGACAAGGCATATGCAGACGGAGAAAATATGTATATTCCTAAAGATGTTGTAGTCCCAGAAGTTTTATCTGTTGCTCCAAACGCAACATTAAATCCTATGATATGGTTAGAGTATCTTAATAAACAATTTTATCAAACTGCAGGAGTACCACAAATTATCGTCGGTGGTAGTAGTGAATTTGTAGAGAAAGCAACATCAATAGTATATTTAGCATATCAACAGAATGTAGAGGAAGACCAATTATATATGGAAGAACAAATGGGTATGCAATTAGGTATCGAATTAGAATTAGAATTTCCTGTAAGTTTAGAAAATGAGTTATTAAGCGATGAGAGTAAAGACGGAAATGAGAGTATGCAGCCAAACGAGGCAGGAGTGGGGCAAGCACAATGAGTACGATAAAAGAAAGACTCGCAGTACTTGAAACTGAAATTAAAGCATTAAAGAAATTATTATATATTACAATAACAATAATGTTAGGACAAACTGGAGTAAATTTAATACCAATCGTAGAGGCGGCACTATGGTAAGAAAAGTACCAACAGCTGCAGACAAACCAAAATCTGATAAAAGAAAAAAATTGGAAGCAGACGATACAGCATTTAGAGCAAGTATTAGTACTCCAGAGGCCAGAGCACAAAGACAAAAGGAATTAGCATCTGATAAACCATTATCTGAGTTATCTA